AGCATATGCAATTATAAGACAATTAAATTCTGAGCTAAAAAGCAAAGGATATATAACAATAGCAGGTAGAGTTAGTAGACCATACGCACTTAAAAGACTTGGTATTACAATATAGAAAGGAGATATTCAAATAATGATAATCTTGTTAATTATTGCAGTCATTTTTGTAGCTGCAAACTTGGCATAGAAAGAAGGTGAAATGTTGAAAAATTGGACGAAAGCTGATGACGAAAAGCTAAAGCTATTAGATAGCTATGGCGTTGCAATTGGCGATATGGCAAAGATTATAGGTGTTTCGTATAGGTCAGTACACGCTAGACTTAATAGGATTAGAAATATAGAAGATAATCAAGAGCCTAACGACAATAATGAAGAAAGGTTAGCTACAAAGGAAATACGAGAAAATATTTGCCTTATGTATATTACAAATATGACAGAAAAGAAAGGTGATGCTGTTGCATATGTTGCAAAATCATGTGGCTTCAAGAGAAGTCAAGTGGAAAAGTGCCTTGTCGAGTGTCATACAGACGGTACTTACAGGAAAGTATTATCTCATATTAATAATCACAATTTGAAGGTGGGACAGATATGAAAAAATTAATTAATAGGTTAAGAAATTGCTTTAAAGGAAACTCTGTAGTAATGCTCAGTAAAGAAGAAAGTAACCGTATGAAAAGGAGATGCGTCAGGTGGGAGTAAAGAAAAAGTCCTCTGCTGCAACAGAGGACTAGTTAAGAGTAAATATATGTTTGGGACAATATTTACTCTTCGAGTATAAAACAATAATTTGGTTTTGTCAATGAAAGGAGATTAAATATGGTAGATATAGTATTGAAACACTTATCACTTACAAATTTCAAAGGGATAAGGGATTTAAAAATTTATTTTACAGACGGCATAAATGAAATCAAAGGAGCTAATGCAACAGGTAAGACAAGTTTGTTTGATGCTTTTCTATGGGTGCTTTTTGGCAAAGACAGTCAGGGTCGTAAAGATTTTGGAGTTAAAACACTTGATGCTGATGGTAAAGAGATACATCGTATTGAGCATAATGTAACCGCTATTATAAGTGTTAATGGTGTTGATAAAGTTTTTTCTCGCACATTGCGCGAAAAGTGGCAGACAGAAAAAGGAAAAACTGAAGAGGTTTACAAAGGCAATGAAACTATATATGAAATAGATAATGTTCCTCTTAAAATGAGTGAATATAACAGCCGTATAGCGGATTTGTTGGATGAAGAATTGTTTAAACTAGCAACAAACCCAACTGCTTTTGTTAGCTTAAAGACACAAGAACAACGCAAAATTCTTATGAATATGGCAGGACTTAAAGACGACTTAGCACTTGCTACAGAGTGTGGCAATGATGAAATTGTTTCTATATTAAACAGTGGAAAAAGCTTAGTAGACAGAGCTAAAGAGCTTTCAAAAACAAGAACTAAAATACGCAAAGAGCTTGACCTTATTCCAGCGAGAATTGATGAAGTAAGCCGTAGCATTGGAGAACACAGAAACATTGAAATAATAGACAAGGATATATCTATTATTAAGAATGATATTGAAAAAATATCTGCTGAACTAGAAAAAGCTAAAAGTTGTGGTAGTGCTAACAAAATTAGACTTGCTGAAATTGAATTAGAGCAGGCTGAAGCAGAATATCGTTCTAAACAGAGTAAGGTAAATGCTGAAAATAATAATATAAAATATAAGCGTAAATGCGAGTTGGATAGTATAAGAGATGAAATAAGTATCGCTGAAAAGACTGTCAGGGATATTAGTAGAGATATTTCTGATAGCAAGAGAGTTATTGAAAGAAAGCGTGCTGAATACACAGAAATTCGCAAAGATGAATATCCGGCATTTAACGATACAGCTTGTCCTTGTTGCGGCAGACCTTGGGAAAGCGAAACACTTGCTGAAAAGCGTGCAGAATACGAAGAAAAACGCAAAGAACATAATATAAATAGAGCAGAGCTGCTTTCAAAGATAAATGCTGATGGTGCTAAGTATGCACAAATTGTTAAAGATTATGAAACCAAAATTCTTGAGAAACAAGAGAAGGTTAAAAAGTTAAAAGTTGAATTAAAAACATTGGAAGATAAGCCTTTAGAGTTGATTAAGTTAGAAGAATTTGATGCCGAACCATACATTGCTAAAATTAATGAGCAAAAAGCTAATGCTAAAGTATTAGATACAACAGAACTTGATAATTTAAAAACAAAATTGGAATTCTTTGAGCGTGAAAAGTTAGAAGTTATTGCTATAGACAAACAAAAACAACGTATCATCGAACTTGAAAACGATGCAAAAGTTAAGGCACAAGCAATAGCAGATATTCAGAAAGAAGAAAATGTTATTGAAGATTTCACTAAATTCAAAATTAATGAGTTGGACAAGGCTATAAATAATAAATTTGAGCTTGTTAAATTTAAACTTTATGATTATCAGATTAATGGTGGCTTTGTAGAATGTTGTGAGCCTACTATAAACGGTGTACCTTATAACAACTTAAATAGTGCAGCTAAGATTAACGCAGGACTTGATATTATAAAAGCGTTGCAGAAGTTTTATGGAGCAAGAGTGCCTGTATTTGTAGACGGTAAGGAAAGTGTAAATAAGGTATTTGAAACTGGTAGTCAGTTAATATGCCTTACAGTAAGTGAAGATACAAAATTAACTATTAACAAGGAGGTTGCTTAATATGGCAAATACAAATGTAGTAACAAAAGAAAAAAATTTTGTTGTACCAGATATGGGTGGGATATATAGTTCAAGCGAATTATTCAATGGGGCGTTAACACTTGCCAAAAGCTTTGCTCAAAGTCCATTAGTGCCTAAGGAGTTTCAAAACAATAATGGTAGTTGTCTTATAGCACTTGATATGGCATCACGCTGTAAAATGTCGCCCCTTATGGTTATGCAAAACATATATATTGTGTACGGAAAGCCAAGTTGGAGCAGTAAATTTATTATAGCCCTAATTAATCAAAGTAAGAGATATGCAACACCTCTGCAATTTGAATTTAACGATGATAAAACATCTTGCTTTGCTTGGGTTAATGATTATGACGGAAATAAAATAACTGGTCCTGAAATAAGTATTGAGATGGCTAAAAAAGAAGGTTGGTATGGAAAGAACGGTAGCAAATGGCAAACAATGCCGGAATTAATGCTTAGATATAGGGCTGCTTCTTTCTTTGGAAATACAAATTGTTCAGACTTACTTATGGGCTTACCATCAGCCGATGAAACTATGGATATTATAGATGATTTCGAAGTTGTACAAGAAGAAATAAAAGAGAATGGTAATAAAGCTGGAGAAATTGGATTTGATACAACAGATGAAATAGTTACATCTGAACCTGGACCCATACCTGATGATAGCTTGGATGATTTTGCAGAACAGCCAGCATTTTAATAATTATGATTGAGTTAATAGTATTGGCAAGTGGCAGTAGTGGTAATTGTTATCTACTCCAAACAGATAACTCTTGTCTTATTGTTGAGGCAGGGGTAAGTCTATTGGAGGTAAATAAAGCACTTGATTTTAATATTAGTAAGGTTTGTGGATGTATTGTTACGCACGAACATAAGGACCACAGTAAATACATAAAAGAGTATCTTACATATGGTATTAAATGTTATATGTCATACGGTACAGCAAAGAAATTAGGAATAATCAATAATGTATTTGTAAATATTGTAAAACAATTTGAAACAGTTATTGTGGACGAGTGGAAGTTATTGCCGTTTGATGCAAAACACGATTGTGAAGAACCGATAGGCTATTTAATTAACCACAAAGAGTGTGGCAATATATTATTTGCAACAGATACATATTACATTCCTAACACTTTTAGTAAACTAAGCCATATTTTAATTGAGTGCAATTATTCAAAAAATATACTTGATAATAATAATGTAAATGAAACTTTAAAAAAGAGACTATATAGCTCTCATATGAGTCTTGAAACTTGTATTGATACCCTCAAAGCAAATGACCTTTCTTTTGTACAGAATATTGTTTTGTTGCATTTAAGCAACAACAATAGCGACGCTAATAATTTTAAAAACAGCGTTGAAGGTGCGACAGGGATACCAACAATAGTAGCTGATAAGGGGGTTACAGTAGTGTTAGAAAGGAATAATTTATGAACAAAGTTATTTTACTAGGTCGAATGGCTCGTGACCCAGAAGTTCGTTTTACTCAAGGTAATGAGCCAACGGCAGTTTGCAGGTTCTCTGTAGCAGTAGAAAGACCATTCTCGTCTAAACGCAAAGAAGGCGATGCAACAGCTGATTTTATCAACTGTGTATGTTTCGGTAAGCGTGGAGAAAGTATAGGTCAGTATTTCCATAAAGGAAATAGAATTGCTATTACTGGTAGATTACAGGTTAGCAATTGGCAGGATAATAACGGTCAGAAGAGATATTCTACTGATGTTGTTGTTGAAGATTTCGAATTCTGTGAAAACAAAAATGTAAATAGTGTGAGTACGAATAGTTCTCAAACAACTACTTCAAGTCCTGCACAAAGTAACAATAATAGTGATTTTTTCCCTATCGTAGATGACGATGAGGAATTACCATTTTAAAATGATAAAGTGCAAGGCAGGTGTGCTACTTGCCTTGTATAGGAGGTGTTTATTTGTCAAATATAGGAGGTGGCTGGTTAAAACTATACAGGGATTTGATTGACAAGCCTCTGTGGTTAAATAGTACGCTAGAACAAAGAGTTATTTTAGTTACAATTTTATGTATGGCTAACTTTGCACCTAAGAAATGGGAGCATAACGGAGAAATATTTGACTTACAAGCTGGGCAATTTATTACTTCACTTCCTTCACTCGTTAGCAAATGTAACTCAAAAGAGATAACAACACAGAAAGTTAGAACAGCCTTAAAAAGATTTGAAAAGTTAGGTTTTTTAACAGACAAATCAACAAATAAATACAGGCTCATAACTATAGTAAATTGGGCTATGTATCAAGATTTTGATAATGAAGATAACAAGCAAAATAACAGCCAACTAACAGGCAATCAACAGGCAGATAACAGCCAACTAACAGCTAAAGAAGAATGTAATAATAACAATAATGTTAATAATGCTAATAATATACAGTCTTATCCGTCTTATCAGTCTAATAATATATATAATACTCCGACACCGACTCCATTTCCAACACAGACTGACAGACAAGACTATATTGATTTTACATTGTTCGAAAACAGAATTCGTAAAATTGTATGCTACGATGATTTCGGTGAAGATGATAAGGCTGTAATTGACGATTTAATCAACTTGATGATTGATTTGCTTGCTACAAATGACACGCTTGTTGCAATAGGTAACAGACGATACCCTAAGCAATATGTGTATAGCAAACTTCTGACATTAAACGATGACAGTATAAAATATTTAATAAAAAAACAAGCTAGGCTTGGCATAGACGAAGATGTTAAAAATCCAAAGCGATACATGCAAGGGATTATATTTAACACAGCATTAAACTACAAGACTGAAATACAAAAGAGTTTTAATGATAGCTACTATCGTGGAAAGGAATGGTTAGGGTGAAACTAAAGTGCGACATCTGTGGCAAAGAGTACAAAGCGTATGGCTGTTATAGAAGCAAAGAAAGGCATCTGTGTGATACCTGCATTGCTAGACGAAACAAGTTTTTGAAAAGGCTAAATATAAAAATAAATTACGATAAAGAGGAGAAGAAAGATGATAAATTTCTTTATACCAGGGAAGCCGACTGGTAAGGGCAGACCTAGGGTGTGTAGAAATGTTACATACACACCCAAAGAAACTAAAGATTATGAAACGCTTGTTAGAACTTGTTATAAACAAAAGTATGGCGATAAAGAGCCTATACCGACTAAAACACCAGTCGAGGTAGAAATATATGCCTACTTCAAAATCCCTAAAAGTATGCCGAAAAAACAAGTTAAATTGATTGAAAATAATGAGCTATTCCCAACCGTTAAGCCTGACGCTGACAACATAAGCAAAATAATACTGGATGCCCTGAATGGGTTAGCATATTACGATGATAACCAAGTTACTGATTTAGTTGTATATAAGCAATATGCAACAACAGATGAAGGGGTTGGTGTACTTGTTAATATTAAGGAAAAGAGGTTAGAGAATGAAGAAATTAAGTGAGTTAAGCGATGAAACGCTATTGTACATAGAAATTTTTAACGATTTAAAAAGCATAATTCCAGAGGTAAAAATAGTCACCAAAAAAGAGTATGTTAGCAATCAAGATTTGTTTTGTAAAGGGAATTGGAGCGAAATCTTCATTGCTATTATCTCTCCAATTTCTTTTTTCCTGGAAGATTTTTTAGAACAAGCAGAAAGCGAAAATAGACTAGGTGACGATTGGAGAAATAAAGTCATTGATGAATTAAGAGATACAATAGACATTGATGAATTTGAATATAAGATAAATGAAGTGTTGATGAGACACCCTAATTATATTGCCGGAGAACCTGTGGAAAACGATGTTTGGGAGTGTAAGGAGGAATAGTTTTGGAAAATAACAATATAGACCACCCATCGCACTATTGCCATGGTGGTATGGAGTGCATAGATGAGATGGTAACAGTGTTTGGTAGGGTAGCAGTAAAGCATTTCTGTTTGCTTAATGTTTGGAAATACCGAAAAAGAGCTTTATACAAAAATGGCGAAGAGGACATGAAAAAAGCTGATTGGTATATGAAGAAGTTTGTTGAGTTGGAGGAAAATGAAGATGAAAATTGATTGCGGATACACAGAAAACTATTTTAAAGAGAAATAGGATGACTAAGAATTGCGAAATAGGTTGTAATCATTGCCTGATAGGTAGTCACAATAACGGGTTCGACTTGCTATGTGTAGAGTTTGAGAATACATACCCCGATAAAGCAATAGAAAATGTGCAAAAATGGTCTGACGAACATCAGGCGGAAACCAGAGCAGAGCATTTTATGAAGATGTTTCCGAATGCTCAATTATCAGATGACGGACGACCTTCTATATGTGTCGCTTATTTCAATGAAAATATTAAATGCAACTTGCCTGAAAGGCGTTGTGCAGCTTGTTGGGATGAGCCATACAATGGAGAATTTTAGTTTGAACCTGTCGGAAAATCCGACACGATGAAATTTAAGCAAGAAAAAAGCCCTCTGGCAAACCAAAGAGCAATTCAGATAAGTACAAAAATATTATAAGTGAGTTGCTTAGGTTTGTCAAGGAGGGCTTATGGAAGATAATATGATTTGTGTTACACAAAAAGATTTTGACGCTATTTTAGAAAAAACGGCT